AGCAGAACTCCATATTTAATTGAGATAATGAACGAACTCAGCCCGCAAAGTAAAACAAATGTGGTTGTGCTACAAAAAGGAACACAACTTGGAGCGACCGAACTTGGCAATAATCTTCTTTTTTGTGTGGCAGACTTGTTCCCGGCTCCATGCATGTGGGCCATGCCAACCGGAGAAATGGCAAAAAAGCATTCAAAGAAACGGATAGCGCCCTCAGTTGCAAAAACTCCACGGCTCAAAAATAAAATTAAAGAAGCAAGGGGCAGGAATTCAGGCAATACAATTATGACAAAAGAGTTCCCTGGTGGTTCATGGGTGTTTACCGGCTCTAATTCCCCTGCGGCTGCAAGGTCAGAATCAATTAAAATTCTAATACTTGATGATTATGACGGATTTGAAGCAGACATCGGCGGTGAGGGTGAACCAGGAGATCTTTTTTGCAAGCGGACGGATACTTTTGGTGATTCAAAAAAGATTTATAAAAACTCTACTCCAACAATAAAAGATCACAGCAAAATTGAGCGGGAATATAACGACTCAAGTAAGGGGTTGTATTTTGTGCCGTGCCCCGACTGCGGTGAGTTTATAAAGCTGTTGTGGGAATATTTAAAATTTGACAAAACAAAAGTAGAAGAAAAAACGATATATCTTGAATGCCCGAAATGCAAGGCGCACATAAAAGAACATCAAAAAACAAAAATGCTGGCTGGTGGGAAGTGGATACATGCGGAACCGGAAAATCCTAAAAAAGGGTATAAAATAAATTCGTTATATTCTCCGGTCGGCTGGGTATCCTGGAAACAGATCATTGACGAATTTTTAGCCGCTAAAAAAAATGTTGAAAAGCTCAAGGTCTGGAATAATACCAGAATGGCTGAAACTTTTGAGGAGGCAGGAGATCAGCCGGAATGGCCGAAATTAAAAGCACGAGCAGAACCTTACGATATGTTGACTATGCCACCTGGTGGAATAATCCTTACAGCAGGGGTGGACACACAAGACAATAGATTAGCCGTTGTTGTCCGTGCATGGGGAAAATATGAAGAAAATTGGCTGGTATATTACGGGGAATTATACGGAGACCCTGATCAATCAGAAGTATGGACTCAATTAGATAAACTATTGATGATGAATATATCAAATCATCATATAATTTCAGTAGCAGTGGATACAGGCGGTCATAAAACACAGGCAGTTTATAATTATTGCAGAACACATGCACCACAAGTTATAGCAATAAAAGGAGCGTCACAACCAGAAAAGCCGGTCATAGGTCGGCCAACAAACCAAGATGTGTTGTGGAATGGCGAAAAGATAGAAAATGGAGTACAGTTATGGCCTGTTGGTACGGATACCGTAAAAAGTACAATCTATGGACGACTGAAACAAGCAGGTTCAGGGCCGAGAGCGTACCACTGGCCGGTTGGATTAGAGGATGAATATTATTTACAACTTACAGCGGAAAAGCAGGTTACGCGGTACATTAAAGGTTTCCCAAAGATGGAATGGGTGAAAACAAGAGAAAGAAATGAAGTGTTAGACTGCTTTGATGGTAAAACAGAAGTTTTGACAAATATTGGTTGGAAATTTTTTAAAGATTTAACCAAAGAAGAATATATTGCAACGATAAATTTAGAATCAAATTATATAGAATATCAAAAACCGGTGGCTTTAATACAAAAACATTATGAAGGAGAAATGATAGAATTTAAAGCAAAAAGACTTGATATTTTGGTAACGCCTACACATAGAATGATTGTAAAAAAGGTATTAAGCGTAAATGGTAAAAAAACATGGGATTCAGCTCCAGTAATTTTACAAGCCAAAAATGTAAAAAACTATATGGCGCTTAAAATGAGAGGTGAATGGGAGGGAAACGATATAAAATTTTATGAAATAGAAAAAACACCTAATGGCATGATTGCAAATGCAAAAAATATAAGAAAAACAAAGCATGGAACATTTAGAGTTGCAATCCATGTTGATAAAAAAAGATATGAAAAAACGTTTGATACTTTAGCGGAAGCAAAAGAATACCGTGCAAAAATATTAGAGATAAGAACAGAAAATGAGGAACAGCCAATAAAAATAAAGGCCGAAGATTATGCAGAATTGATGGGGTGGTATGTTTCTGAAGGGCATTCTTTTATTGGGCGAAGCAAAACACAGGGCAATATGCGTTATAGGTTCCATATAACTCAAAACCCTGGAGAAAAAGCTGATCGGATAGCAAAACTGTTGGATCGACTTCCGTGGAAATGGCGCTTAAGCGCTGGGAGACAATTTACCATAACATCAAAAAATCTTGTGATGGATGCAGTAAGAAATTGTGGATCTGGAGTAAAAAATAAAAAAACGCCTCAATGGATTAAAGATTCTTCTCCGAATGTTATTAATCGATTTGTAGATTCTGCAATTGCCGGAGATGGATGGACAGATAATAGTGGACATAGAACTTATGCAACGATAAGTAAGCAATTAGCCGATGATATGCAAGAATTGTTTTTGAAGATTGGGCGGTGGGGCATTATAAAAAAGCGTGAAGTAAAAAATCTGAATGGTGGTTTTATAAGAGGGAAAAAAGTAGTTCCGAAAAATACACAATATCACATTTCAGAGATAAGAACAAAAAGAGCTTATCTCTTAAAATATAATAAATTAGAATCGATTATGAATAGAAGAAATTATAAAGGAATGGTTTATTGTGCAACTGTTTCAAACGGGACTTTGGTTTGCAGAAGAAATGGTAAAAGTTTTATGGCAGGGAATTGCGAAGTTTATTGTTATGCTGCCGCAATTCGTGCGGGCATGGCGATAATGGACTGGGATAAATATGAGACACCACAGGCGAAGCCAGAAGTTCACCAACAACAAAAAAAAATCATACAACAACCAGCGAGGTCAAAATGGATGAGTTGAAAAAAAATAGCGGCAGGGGATGTTTGCTTTTTGTGCATACGGTAGCAGAAAGATTGAACTGTTCTAAACAATATGTTTATAATTTGATTGAAAACGGGCGGTTGCAAATCATCCGGCTGGGGCCGCGCGGGATTCGGGTTTCTGAATTTGAACTTGAAGAATTTATAAGAAACGGTGAAAAAAATCTTGACAATGAATATTAGATAGGCTAATTTAAAAAATAGAAAGAGACTGGAAACTCAAATAAAAAAAATAGCTGTTTTCTCCCTGATTATGCCCTTGGTGTCTGCTGAAAAGCAGAGCGGTTTCCAGCCGTCTTTCCGCCAAGGGCATTTTTTTTTGTGAGAACAGGGCATGGCCTGGGATTTTAACAGCTTAAATTTAGCAAAGGAGAAATCAGAGTGGAAAAGATTTTAACAAATAAATTAAAAAGAAAACCAGCGCCGAGAGTACAAATTTCTAATATCGATATGCCATTTTTTGCAATGGTAAGATTTATGGTAAAATGGGCAATTGCGACCATCCCAGCTATTTTTATTTTATTTTTATTCGGAATAGCCGCAGGTATGGTATTTTCAAGTTTTGTAAAGTCATTTATCGGCTGAAACGGCATTTTTTATTTTTAAGGAGAGAAATGGTAATTCCAAAACATGGATATTTGACTGAAATTAAGGACGCATATCGCAAAGATGTTTGGAGACAATTTGCTTTATTAACTGATGATCCGGAGAATGCAAAAGTGTTAATGTTGCCGTCAAATCATAGTGCCGAAATAGAGGAAGCTTTAAAGATAGGGATTAAAGAAGAAAATATTTACGCTTGTGATGAAAATGCTGCAATGTTGGCAACAGCACCTTGGAGGAAAAAATATCCTAAAATAAATATACTTGGGAATAAATTAACAAGAGCAATGGAAAGACTCCAAGAGAGAAAAATTAAAATTGATATTGCGAATCTTGATTTATGCACAAATCTATCAAAATGGATGTTTGAGGATATAATTTCTTTGTTGAAATTATTATTAAAAGATAAAATAATTTTAGGGCTCACATTATTGAAAGGGCGTGAAACATCTTCAGAGACAACACTTGCAAGAATGCTTTTTAAAGGTAATAATAATGTTGCGGATAGAATAGAAATTGTATTTCAGCATATTAAATCTCAGCCAAATATTTGCGCTGCGATGCAATTCAAAAAAGAATATAAAAGCGGACGGCAAAAAATGGTATATGGAGTTTTTGATATAATATCAAGTGATTTTTTTGTGAAAAAAGCAGATATAATTTTTGAAACATTTCGGGAAGACATTGTAAACACGTTAAAGGTTGATGCTGATTTTTATAAAATTAATTATGGGGAACCATGCGCAAATTATTATGAAAAAAACAAGAAAAAAAGAGAAAAAAAGAAAAATTTATTAAAAAAATATTGGAAACGAGTCAATAAAATTAAAAAGAAGGTGGAAGCTTTATTACATGATGAAGTATATAAATATGCCGGGGCAGGGGCTACATGGTTTTGGAATTTTGGCGGTATAAAAACGCTTTATTATAAAATGATAGAAATGCCATATCATCGGATAGATTAAAACAATTTTTAGTTATATTTTTTAAAAGCCTATTCTCCCTGGATGGGCTTTTTTTATTTCCCCTCCTAAAAGTTAAGCCCAGTAAGTCTACTTAAGTCCAGTAAGCCTATTTAAGCTAATTGTTTTTTTTAAAAATTGTTTATATTCTAAGCACATGGCTTATACATCTACAGATTTATCCAGCATCCAGGCTGCTATTTTATCGTTAGCAACCGGCGAGCGTGTCGTCTCCGTAAGTTTTGCAGATGGAAAAACGATTGAATACTCCCGGACAGATCTGACGAAACTACAAGAATTGCGAAATATTATAATGTCAGAAATTAATTTATCAGCAAATAAACCAAGCTGTATCCTAATGCAGACAAGTAAAGGTTTATAAATGCCGCATTTAAAAATATTAGATAGTCACGGCAATAAAATATCATATCAAGCTGCATCAGCCTATGAGGGAGCAAGCTCAGGTCAACGATTAAGTTCCTGGATGGCTACCTCGGCAGGTGTTAATTCTACGTTATCGGGTTCAATAAATACGCTCAGGTCAAGAAGCCGGCAGTTAAGGCGCAACAATCCACTTGTAAGCGGCGGTGTTGATTCTTTTGTATCTGATCTTATAGGGACTGGTATTTCACCTTCATGGCAATTAAAAGATCGAAAATTAAAAAAAGAACTTCAAGAATTATGGAATGAGTGGGTAGATGAAGCCGACTGGGACGGAAATAATAATTTTTATGGTCTTCAATCCCTTATTTCCAGTGCTTTGATTGAAAGCGGTGAAGCAATTGTAAAATTTCATCATCTTAGAAAAAACAGTGGTCTTGTTGTACCATTTCAATTACAAGTTTTAGAAGGGGATCATCTCCCAGAAAATAAAAGTATAATGCTCCCGAATGGGAACACTATACGGATGGGTATTGAATTTAATAAACAAGGAAAACGGGTTGCGTATCATTTATATAGAGAACATCCAGGGGAGTCTTTCGTTTTCACAAATACAAACATTAATACTGTCAGAATTCCTGCAAAAGATATTTGTCACGTTTTCCGTCAAACACGTCCTGGACAAATCAGAGGGGCATCTTGGCTGGCTCCGGTACTCGTAAAATTACATGATTATGATCAATATGATGATGCCGAATTAGTCAGAAAAAAAACCGCTGCAATGTTTGGCGGGTATATAACCGAACCTGCGGGCGGGATAGACCCAACGCTGGCATTTGGGAAAAGTGATGGGGCTGATTCACAAAATCGGGAAATAGTCCCGCTTGAACCGGGAACATTTCCTGTATTACCTGCTGGAATGGATGTCAAATTTTCCGAACCGGCTGACGTTGGGGGTAATTATGAACGATGGGTGAAACAACAATTAAGAATGATAGCAAAAGGAATTGGTACAACATACGAAAAACTTACAGGCGATCTTACAGAAGTTAATTATTCGTCTATACGAGCAGGGCTTCTTTCATTCCAAAGGTTTTGTAAACAAATTCAAATGCAAACGATAGCATTCCAACTTTGTAAACCGGTTGTGCGTGGGTTTCTTAATGCGGCAGTACTTTCAGGCGCGATTGAGCTTCCCGGATATGCACAAAAACCGAGGCTTTATTTAGGTGGTAGCAAATTAAAATGGCGCCCAGATGGTTGGGCGTGGGTCGATCCAGTCAAAGACCAAATGGCCGAACAGATGGCTGTCAGAAACGGTTTTAAATCAAGGGAACAGGTTATAGCTGAACAGGGTGGAGACATAGAAGAAATTGACACTGCTGTATCTGAGGGTAATGTAAGAGCAGATGAACTTGGATTAGTTTTCGACAGTGATCCAAGGAAAACAGCAAAAGCCGGAACTGCGCAAAGCGTTGAAGACAAAGTAATCGGAAAAAGTATTAATGAGGAAGATTGAATGAGTTTAATGCCAAAATTATCAAATCATCCGCTTATGATCACGCGTGATTTTGCTGAAGCCCTGGTTTCTACTGATCTTGACTTGTTAAAAAAAGAAGCAGTCTCATATATGCCGGATAGCTCCCCCATAGAAACGGTAAGTCAAAATTCTACCGCAGTAATTCAAGTTTACGGGCCTCTTTCACAAAACGCCGATTTTTGGGCATGGTGGTCAGGCGGGACATCGTATGAATCAATCAGAAAATTATATAACGCTGCTCTCCAAGATGATCAAATTGATTTGATAATATTTGACGTAAATTCACCAGGTGGGGTTGTGGCAGGTGTGTTCGATCTTGTTGATGAAATTTATGAGAACCGTGGAAAAAAACGAACGATAGCCTTTGTAAACGAGATGGCATATTCAGCTGCTTACGCAATAGCATCAGCGGCTGATGAAATTTATATTCCCAGAACTGGAGGCGTGGGCTCAATTGGTGTGATATCTATGCATGCTGACCAGAGTCAATACAATCAAAACTTGGGAGTAAAATATACGTCGATATTTTCAGGAGAAAAGAAAAACGATTACTCTCCACATAACCCATTATCGGCGAGAGCTTTTAAAGAGGCTAAATCAGAAATAAATGAAATATTTGGTCTATTCACCGAAACGGTTGCACGGAATAGGGGAATAAACGTAAAAGAAGTAAAAGCGATGGAAGCAGGCACATATCAGGGAAAAAATGCAATAACAGTAGGCTTGGCCGATGCGGTCATGTCATATAAACAAATATTTTCACAAGGAGGCACAACAATGACTTTAATGGAGCAAATCACAAACGCCTTTAAGGACGCCAAGCCGGAAGAGATTGAAAAAGAGATGGTCAGTTTCGGTTATGTTTTGAAAGAAGGCACAGCAATAAAAAAAGAGATTGGCGCCAAGCTGGCAGACCAAGCCAAAATCAATTCAGCGGAAACAGCAAAAGCGGTTGAAAAAGCTAAGACCGAAGGCGTGGCGGAAGCAATAAGAGGAGCGGTGTCTATTTTGGAGCTTTGCGCTGTTGCAGGAAATGAAAAACTTGGCTTAAAGCTGATTTCTGATGGAGCAACAGAAGATGAAGCACGCAAACAGCTTATTGAGGCTAAATCAGGTGAAACAGAAGCAGAGAAGCAACAAATTATATCAACCGTTAATCCGTTAAATACAGGTGAAACAAACCCACTTCTTGCGGATGCAAAACAAAGAGCGAAGGAGACTAAATAATGGCTAACCAGGATGAAGGAACATTTTTGGATGATTTTCTGAAATTTGAGGCGGAGAATCAGTATTCAAGGGAATCAGACACCTTGATTTCAGGACAGGACCTCTTGATTGGGGCAGTGGTCGGAAAGATTCTTTTTTCAGTACCGGCGACCGGAACGCTGGGATCGGGCACAAACGGGGCATGTACTTCTGTCTCCGGCGGTTTAGAAACCAAAATTGGTACATATAAAGCAACTTGCACAACTGCCAATGAATCCGCAGCCGATGGTGTTTGGAGAATAGAGGCGCCGAATGGTGCGGTTATAGGTGATCTGACGGTAACTTCTGGAACTTCTGGAACTGGTAGTTTTACAGATCCACAGATTAACCTGACAATAGAATATGCAACTGGATATAGCACTATTGGTGATTATTTTGGTATTGCAGTTGTAGCCGGTTCTGAAAAGCTTACTGTTCTTGATTTTACAACGGTCGATGGCTCGCAGATAGCACATGGTCTTTTGATTGATAATTATGATGCTTCCAGTGCTGATTTGGATTGTGTTGCAATAGTCAGGGATGCCGTGATTGCCAAATCTCCTGTAAAATGGACGATATCCTTCACCGGCGGTGGAACGCATGAGCTTGTGGCCGGTGAAACAATTACAGGCGCAACCAGCACAACTATCACGGCAAGAGTATGTGAAGTCAATCTAACCAGCGGCACATGGGCAGGCGGAGATGCAGCCGGTACTATTGTTGTTGATCAATTTACAGGAGACTTTGCAGCCGAAAACATAAAAATAAGCGGCGGAACCGATGACGCGACCGTTGCAGCAACCGATACAGCAACCGCCTATGATGAACTCAAAGCGGTTGGTATTATCACAAGAGAGGAGGCCTAATCATGATAGATCCCTTTAAAACAGATGCTTTCAACATGGTAGCTTTAACAAAATCAATTAATATCCTACCCAACAATTATGGCAAGGTCAGAGAAATGGGCTTGATGCCATTCAAGGGGCAGCGGGTACGCTCAATTATTGTTGAGGAAAAAAATGGAGTTCTTAATCTCCTTCAAACAATGCCTCCGGGGTCGCCTGGCTCAGTAGGAAAAACAGGGAAAAGAACTGTACGGAGTTTTACTGTTCCGCACATACCGCATGATGACGCTATTCTGCCGGAGGCTTATGAGGGCATTCGGGCATTCGGGCAGGAAAATGAACTTGTCGCAGTTGCACAAGTTGTAAATGACAAGCTTCAGACCATGCGAAATAAACACGCCATAACTCTCGAGCATTTGCGTATGGGAGCGCTCAAAGGTGTTATTTTAGACGCTGACGGTTCAACTATTTACAACTTATATACAGAATTTGGAATCACTAAAGAAGTGGTTGATTTTGTACTTGGTACAAACGGAACAGAAATCTCAAGCAAATGCAGGGAAGTTGTTAGGCATATTGAAAAAAATCTTAAAGGCGAAGTGATGTCAAACGTCCATTGCCTGGTAGATGAAAGTTTTTTTGATAAGTTGATAACCCATCCTCTTGTAAAAGAAGCGTATGCCAATTGGTCTGCTGCTGCCGATATGCTTGCCGGTGATAAACGAAAAGGGTTTACTTTTGGCGGCATTACTTTTGAGGAATATGTTGGCACAGCAACCGATGCAGACGGAACGGCACGCAAGTTTATTGCCAATGATTTTGGTCATGCTTTTCCAATCGGCACCATGGGAACATTTGAAACAATCCTTGCCCCTGCTGATTTTGTTGAAACAGCGAATACCCTGGGAATAGAATTGTACGCAAAACAGGAAGAGCGGAAATTCGGACGAGGTGTTGATCTGCACACTCAGAGCAACCCACTCCCGATTTGTTATCGTCCTGCGGTTTTGGTAGAAGTTAAAACTTCCAATTAAATTTTAACAGGTTTACGAAATGACAACAAATCCAATTGAGCGGGCAATGGATGATTTGTCCGCTCGGTTTAACACAGATTTATTTGCTGAAACTATTGTCTATACGACGAACAATGGTGGAGTTGAAAAAGATGTTCCAGCCCATATAAATCGGGACGGTCCTTTTCAAGAAATTTATGTTCGTGGGGAGAATACTGCAACATGTGAAATCGAAGTTTTAATATCAGATGTTCCAGATCCTCAACATGGCGAAACTTTTACTTTTGATGGGTATATTTGGGAATTTAATCCAATGCTGGGAATTACGCGCAAAGATAGTCATTTTTTTCAAATAGCCTTGGAGCGTGAAATGTCATGATTAATATAAAAATTGATGACAGTCAAATAATGGATTTTGCAAAAAAGTCTCCTAAGCGTGCAAAATGGGCATCTTCCGAAGCCTTAAAAATGGCTGGTGGTCATTACAGAGGGAAGTTGAGAAAATTTATCGAAAATGGTGGCGAAAACTGGCAAGCATTATCACCAGTTACAAGAAAAATTAAACAAAAACAAGGCATTAAACACTTAACCCCCCTGTATGGTCTGGGGCAGTTTGTACGTTTCAGGTACGGCACAAGAAAAGGTGTGCAAAGAGTAACGCTTGGTTTTTTAACTGCTAAAATTGCGAGAGTTGCAAGGATCGTGCAGTACGGTAGAAAAAGAAAAGTCACGCCTTCTTTAAGAAAGTTTTATCATGCGATGGGCATTCATCTGAAGAAAAGCACAAAATATATTAA